AAACCGTCACTCAAACGACAAACAAAAACAGCGTTGAGCGACAACAACTAAAGAATATATATAATAATAAAGAAACTAAAGAAACTAATAAAGAAACTAGCTCTATCGAGCTAGTAAAGAAAAACGCATCTGTCGATGCTACTCTCGCTCGCTCTAAAATTTTTTATGATTCGCTTACTCCATTCGTTCCAATCTACGGAAAAGAAATGGTCCGTGACTTTTACAACTGGTGGAGCGAAATGAATAAGTCGAAAACTAAAATGAATTTTGAGTATCAAAAAACATGGGATGTTGAACGCCGTCTTCGGACGTGGGAAAAAAGAGAAAAACAGTATGGGAGAAATAATAAACCAACGGCAGGATCTAACAACAACGCCTCTGCCGCAAACAAAGCAGCAAGTCGTCGCGATCTTGAAGCAGCAGCCGACAGAATTCTGGGCGAGCCTTAATCCTGCAACGGTAGAAGATTGCTTCAATCCTGAATTGCCTAGTATTGCAAATATAACTTCAGAGATTGGCGAAGTTAAAATGATCGCCTTGATGGTTAAGTGGATTAACTCTTTCGTGAATTTCTACTCATCGAACGGTACGATGGATGCGTATCAGATTGGCGACACTATCAGCCTAATTCGTGAAGAGTACCCGCATTATACGCCGATGGACTTCAAGCTTTTCTTCAAAATGGCTAAAAAGGGCTACTTTGGGCAAATTTACGGCAGGATGGACGGAGAAGTGATAATGCAATGGCTTCGAAAATACGACACGCATAGAGATACCGCCGCACAGGATATTAGCATCAACGAAGCTAAATTACTTGAAAACGCAAAAAAAGCAGAGGATGGGGCTGTATCCTACGAGGAGTATTTGACTTTGCAGAAAGAAAAAGCACGTAGGGGTGATTTGCTTGCCGCTGAGGCTATTTTGAATGCCGAAACTAACAAGTCTTTGTTTAAGCAAAAAACAAGCCCGCAAAACGAACGAAAACAAGTCATTCGTGGGAATATTTACGAGAAATGAAAATAACAATCTACTGGAGAACCACCAATCAGGAAGATATTAAGCGAATAAGAGAGAAATTCAATCTCCCAAACTATACTTCGATAAACGGAGAAACACCGTGCGAGGTTAGCGATTCGGATTTTCCGCTGTTGAAAGAAACTGAAAAAAGGGGCTTCATACAAATTAGAAAAAAGTAAAACAATGAAAATAAGAAACAATGATTTACGGCACAAGTCGATTGATATTGATATATCTGATTGCGTTACAGTAAGTTTACATAAAGAAGAATACGATGAGTTAGTTCGTCTTTTATTGCCGGAAATGAAACAAGAAATTAAAGCTGCAATATCTCTTACAAGAAATGTTTATAAACGGCGCGAGGAGTGTAGGCAATTATTAGATGAAATTAGAGGAGTATTCTACAATTGCAATGATCCTTGGTGTAGTCTTAAAGATATTAAAGAAATTAGTGAAGAAGAATTAGAAAAGATTCTAGACAAGCACAGTGATTTATTAGGATTTGATTAATGCAAGTAATTATGAAACAAGAAGTTTATAGATACCAATTAAGAACAATAAATAATGGTTGGTTGGGTGATGTTATTTTAACTAGTGATGGATGTTTTTTCGCTAGAACCGATTGGGGTAATTTCAATTATCATTGGGACAGCGCGGGAGATATTAGAGAGTTTATTTTAAGAATTGATGGATGTTATTTTAGTGGTAAAATGCTAATAAGCACAGATGAAAGGAGTAAGAAATTAGAGATGAAGTGCTATAAATTTTCCGAAAAGATTCTTCCAGCATTGAAAGAGGCGATTAAAAAAGAATTGGAGTCGGAAGCATGAGAAAGCCACGTAAACCAGACGAGGTGGAGCGCAAGCCCGACTTGTCTGAGGGGAAATCCGACATCTCCGAAATTATAAAGAAGCGGAAAGATGCTGAAAAAAATCTCGTTTCATTTCGAATTAACGCTAGCACCGTAATTTTGGTTGATCCTAAAAAGGCAAATGAAGAATACAGGAAAAAAAGCATTCAGAAGTTGAAATTAGCAAATACAAAGAAATTATGAAAAGAATAAATTTCAAAAAGACGGCTAGATTGCAGAATGTAGCCTCATGTGATGACTTGAAGATAAAGCTTCATTATATCCATTTTGAAAAGGGCTTTGCCATAGCATCAAATGGATCAGTACTAGTTAAGATTAAGATTTCAGAGATAAGTTCTCTTAGTGAGGAGCAAATACAAGCACTTGATGGAAAGAGCCTATACAAGAGCTCTTACGCTTCTATACTTAAGTATAATTATATTCTCGTTGAAGAAGACGGAATTATTGCTTATAACGATCCGCTTGCTAAAGTTAAGTTTATGTTTTCAGATGAGGAATACGTAGATTGGGAAAAAGTTTTTAATGAAAAATTGAAATCAAAAAACATTCCTACAGAACGTATTTTTTTCGATCCTAAATTGTTAGCTAACGTAATGAGCTGCGTTGATTCTACATTCGTTCGGATGACCCACAAAGGCGGAGATCATGATAGCGCGTTCCATATCACATTTTCAGATTTGGAGAGCGAAGCTGTTTTGATGGGTGCGTTTGATGATAAATATTAAAAAGAACTATGAAAGCAACAGAAATTTTTAAGCAAACCATCAAGTCGTATCTTGATAAGAGAGCTAAAGAGGACGAAATGTTCTCTAAAAAATACTCCAACCCCCAAAAAAGTATTGATGAATGTGTAAACTTCATTTTCCAAGAAGTCCAGAAAAGCGGTTGTTGTGGATTTTCCGATGACGAAGTATTTGGAATGGCGGTACACTATTACGATGAGGCCAAAATCAAAGTAATAGAGAAAAGCAGATGTAGTGTGGTTGTTAACCACGTTGTCGAAATTTCAGAATTAGACAAAGCAGAGGCAAAGCAGGAAGCTATAAAGAAGTACCAAGAACTCTGTTTGTACGATTTAAAAGAAAAGGCAAAAAAGAAAGCTAAAAAAGCTCATCCTGTTATTGCTGAACCATCACTCTTTGACCTAATGCAATGAAACCAAAAACGAAGTTACAAAAGCAGGTAGCTGAACTGAGTGCTAAACTACCTGCTCTCACTGACAAACAGCGAGATTGGGGCATAGACCACTGTTTTGAGAAGATAGGTTATCTTAGAAAGAAATCTGTTTGGTGTACAGAGTGTGGAAAGACATGGGAACCTGAAGAAGGATCATTAGTTATTCAGCTTACTAGTGCCGTTTGTCCGCATTGTGGAAATCAGCTAAAAATAGAACTTGGCAGAAAGCGGAAGGATGAATACAGAGAGTATTATACCGTCATTACTACGTTTCATGGATTTCAAATACTTCGTAATTACGTAGTTCAAAAGAACTGCAAAGTTGGATATCCGGCTAACTATGAAATAAATGAAGCTGTTCAGAATTGGATAACCTCAGAAGGAAAGGATATATCAATGGCTCGTTCTACCGCAATGAATTATTTCTATTTTTATCTCTGGAATTGGAATTCACCAATGGAAATTCGCACCACATCAACAAATACGACAAAATATAATATCTATGCTAAACACATATATCCAATGCGCCGTTATATCCCGAACTTAGTCCGTAACGGATTCAAAGGCTACTTTCATGACGTTTCACCTCTTAGCCTTTTTAAGATGCTTCTTACTAATCCGAAAGCAGAAACATTACTCAAAGCTAAACAGTATAGCTTGCTCCTTTACATGAAAGGGTACGAACATATTATCTCGAAGTTTTGGCCTTCAATAAGGATTTGCATTCGAAATAATTACATAGTTAAAGATGCTTCGATTTGGGTTGATTATATGAACTTTCTTGACTATTTCCATCTCGACATCAATAATCCGAAATATGTTTGCCCGGCTAACTTAGAAGAGGAGCATGACAAACTGCTAAAACGCAAACGTCGGATTACAGAAAAAGAAGAACTCGAGCGGCGATGTAAGGAGGCTCTCAAGTGGGAGGAAGAATACCGAAAGCAGAAAAGCAAATTCTTTGGATTGTGCTTCGGTGACGATAATATCATTTTTTCAGTTCTCCAGAGCGTAAAGGAATTTGCAGAAGAGGGAACATTCATGCACCATTGTGTTTTTGAAGCGGAATATTTCAAGAAGCCGGATTCTCTCATCTTATCGGCTAAAACAAAAGCCGGTGAAAGGGTAGAAACTATTGAGCTTTCATTGAGAACATTCGAGATAATACAGAGCAGAGGATCTTGCAACAAGAATACTCCTTTTCATGATGAGATTTTAAATCTAGTGAAACAAAATATCAACCTCATAAAAAAGGCTGCATAACGACAATTTTAAAAACATACCTGATATCGGTAATGCCGAGGGCAGGTAAAAAACTAACAAATAAATAATCATGAAAATAAAAATAATATCTCCACTAAAAGATAAATTATTTGTCACATTAGGATCTTCAGGATACTTGTTTTTCAGTACCGAACTAGTAGATGAACTTGGTATAAAAGAGGGGCGATGGATTATACTAGGCCAAGGAGAAAATGGTAATTTATATATAAAGCCAGTTGACAAAGATAATATTTCAGCATTCAAAATATACAAAAGGAAAAATGGAAAATGTTCTGTTTTCTCAATTAATGTAAAAAATGTTTTGAAACAATTCAATATTGAGGTTAATAAGACACAGCGATATGAGATAGAAGGAATGGAAGATGGATTTTATAAAACAGATTTAATTCTAGAATAATAATTATGGATTTCAAATTAATAAACGAACTAGCAAAAGAGGTTCACAAAAATGCTGTTGTAAAAGGATTTTGTGAGAACACGCCGAGTGAAGAACACTTTCTGTGTTTAGTAGTATCAGAACTAATGGAAGCTGTGGAAGCGGATAGGAAATGCAATCACGCAGATATGGATTTTTTCAACAGAGTTATGAGTGTCTATATTCCAGAAATTGGTTCTGAAGAACTTTATTTTAAAAGATGCTTTGATGAGTATGTTAAAGACACGGTTGAAGATGAATTGAGTGATGCATTTATTCGGCTCCTAGACTTAGCAGGAGCAAAAGAATATGTTCTTGAAGGTGGTTTTATTTTTAATGAAGTCGCCAGTGAAAACTCTTTCACAGAAAATATATATCTCATTACACAAGGGACTGTATGCGGCAGTTATTCCGTAACTGGCCGTATTCAGTATCCCATTCTAAATATAATGAAACTGGCTGAAATAATCGGATTTAACCTTGAATGGCACGTGCGGCAGAAGATGCGATACAACGCACTTCGTGAATACAAACACGGAAAGGCGTATTAGACATGGGCAGTAAAATACTTGTTCCAAAGCAGTATGTAATCCCTCATCTTTATAAAGTTTATCTATTATATCGTGCAGGTGTTATTTCGTTTGAGAGCTTAATGAGCTTGATAAGAGAAGCTGCGGATTATCTGTGTGTAACGGATGAAAGTATTGCGGATGAGTTGATAGAAATTTACAATAAATCAGTTGTTCGGAAATCACGAACAGATAAATAATATTAAGTATGTTAAAAGATAAAATTGAATATTCTATATCCCTACTTAAAAAAGCTGAAAAATTAGCACTAACTATGTCCGATAAAGGTTTTTATTTAGCATTTAGCGGGGGTAAGGACAGCCAATGTCTTTATCACATCGCTAAAATGGCAGGCGTTAAATTTGAGGCTCATTTCAGTTTAACGACATTTGACCCACCCGAATTAGTCCATTTCATAAAAGATAATTATCCCGATGTAATTATCGAGAGGCCGCCCCTTTCTTTTCTACAGTTATGCATAAAAAAGAAAATGCTACCAACCATGAGAGTTAGATTTTGTTGCGCTGTATTAAAAGAGCAGGGCGGCGCAGGAACAGTTACGCTAATAGGGATTAGGAATCAGGAAAGCGCAAGAAGATCAGGCAGGAAAGAGGTCGAAACAAAAGGGGGTAAATTTGTTGGCACATTAGACCAGTTCAATCGATACAAAGAAACCGAGATAAATTGCGTAAAAGGTAAAGATAAAATACTTATATCCCCTATAATTAGCTGGACAAATAACGATGTTTGGACTTTCATTCGATCAAATAAGATACCGTATTGTAAATTGTACGATGAGGGATATACTCGAATAGGATGTTTGTTTTGCCCAATGAGTAGCCTTAAATCTATTCGAAGGGATGAAATTCGTTTTCCAAAATACAAGATTGCATTGATAAAAACCATAGACAAAATGCTGAAAAATGGTTGTTATAGTGATTTATCAGATCAATTTGAAAATTTAACGGCAAACGATCTTTATGAGGCCTGGATTTCAAAAGAAAAATTAGTAGGCTTTTTGACAAAAAAAAGAGATCAATTTAATATTTTTTAGAATGACTAAAAAAATACTTTTTAACGATAGATACGGCCTCACAGAAGCGGTACTATCAGGTAAAAAAACGCAAACGCGTAGAATGATAAATGTACCTAGGACTTTCAAGGGAGTATATGTAAGCGGTTTTAGGCTTGCTAGGAATCAATTAGGTGACTATTATTCTTATTTAATTGACGAGAACGAATTTGAGATTGAAGGATCTTATTTAAAACCTCAATACGGGGTTGGCGAAATAGTCGCTATTGCACAGAGTTATAAAGAAATAGATGATAAAGAAGATTATAATTCTATTTATTCGGGATGTCCTTTAGCTAACTCTTTCTGTAATTCTGCTGGTTGGAAGAATAAAATGTTCACCCGATCTAATGTAATGCCTCATCAAATCGAAATAACAGGCGTTCGAATAGAGAGATTACAGGACATTTCGGATGAGGATTGCATCAAAGAGGGCGTAGAATTTATGCGTACACAATGTAAGTCATTGATATATGGCTTTAAAGACTTTTTGAAAGATGTTTGGCTTTGGCGAAAAACGCCCAAAGAGGCTTATCAACTTTTAATCTCACGCATTTCAAGTAGAAAAATGTGGGATGAGAATCCTTTCGTATTCGTGTATGAATTTAAACTTGTGAAATGATGGAACAGAATATTAAACAGGCCAATATAGCGACAAACATCGCCTACATCATGGCCGATATTTCAGAGAGCGCGCTTCTCGACCTTGACAAGGCATGCAAAAATGCCGATAAGATGTTAAGGCACGAGGAGCGCAGGAACTTCAACGCTGCAATAGCTGCATTAAAGCGACTGAAGCAGCCCGTTAAGGATTGCCCCGAATGCGTGCAGGAGGACTTCGGGGATGATTCAGATTGCATCTACCAAGTAATCAAATTACTAATAGATCGCTGCGGGGATGACAACGGGAAGCTATTTCAATTCTACAATTACATCAAGTCGTTTCCTTCAAAAATGGGGATGGACTTAGCCGATGGAGAGAGGATCGCTTTCGGTATTAAATCGATAAAAAAATGATATTAGAACATATTTTGAATGAATTTAGTTTCTGGCTTAGAATTGATAAATCTAGAGTAGAAACGGCTATTGATAGTGTTAAACAAATGGGGTATCTGTCTATTCCAGATTTACGGCAATTAAGCGAAGCCGGTATTCCAATTGTTCAAACTATTGCAAGCGTTTTAGGAACAAACAATAAACAAGTTTTTGAACTCTTATCAAAAGAAGAAGATCGCATTACGTATCAGGATCTACTTCTTATTTTAGGAATAATAGCTAGCTATTTTAAGTATAGGGAATCTCTACATAGAAGAGTCGATGAACAGTTAAGTACACAGGACGAAATGAATGAAGGAGTTTTTCAAATAGAATTCGTTACTGGTATTAATCTTGATCCAAATGTTTTAGATAAGCTTAAAAACATAGAGGGAGCTTTCACCCTATATAATAGCATAAATGAGATGGCAGTTCCTTGCAGCAAAGAGAAAATTGATAAGAGAGCTAAACAGAGTAATGAACCATTTTATTATAGATTTGATAAAAATAAAAAAAGTAAGTAATTATGTCAGTAAACAAAGTTATCCTAATTGGGAATGTGGGCAAAGACCCGGAAGTAAAAAGGCTCGAATCAGGGGTCACAGTAGCAAGTGTTACACTAGCCGTTGGTGAGCGCGGATATAAGCTAAAGAATGGAACAGATGTACCAGAACGAACGGACTGGTTTAATATCATCATGTGGAAAGGCTTAGCCGAAATTGCGGAGAAATACGTAAAGAAAGGAGATAAGCTCTATGTAGAGGGAAAGATACGTATTAGATCGTATGCCGATAAAGCAGGCGTACAGCATTACATAACTGAAATCTATGCAGAGAAAATAGAACTCCTCACAAAGAAAGATGGCGTGCAAGAAAGTCATTCAGCAAACAACGATTTGCCGTTTTGATTATGAAAAAAAAGGAGCCGGCACTACCAATACAGACTCCCTTAAAAGGTTATTGCAAAGATACTAATAATCTTTTAAATAGCTATTATATGTTTTCAGAAATTTCAGAACTAAAATCTATCCGTGAACAAAAAAGTAGAATCTCGGAAAGGGAAAGGGAGTTATCAGCTCCAATTCTTCATGATGTAGAATTGATAAAGACTATTTGGACATGGTTCAGAGAAATACAAGACGAAAGAGATTGCCCATCAAGGAGTGGGGGAACACAGCAAAGAAAGATGTTTATTTTCATCATTCTTTTTCTGTATTCGCCAAGCGTGCTAGCCGGGGGAAGAATACCCAACGGCCTAAGAGAAAGTATCGCTATGGCCATTGATTGGAAAGATCGAACGTTTATCTCACATAATATTGAGAGTGTGGTATTTCTGTACCAAAATTATAAAGACTTCCGTTCAGATATTGACTATCTTTACATCGAAATTGAATCTCGTCTTCGGGGTCAAGGGCTAATCAAATGAAAAAGGGAGAGCTATTCGCTCTCCTTTTTTTGTCTTATACAATCGTTTATGAAACGATTTTTATTAGGCTGCTTGTCGACTACATCGATAAGATCGTGATCTAACAAAATGTGCATTGATTTTTGGGGGGTCAATGTTTTAGGTCTACGGCCGCCTCTATCTCCCCCTCTTCCTTTTTTTCTCTCTTTTTCTTCGGTCATCTCCTACTTATTTTAATTAAAAACTCGCCCGCTTTGCGCATGGCATTCCCTAAGACTTTCACATCAACGCAAGTATCTATCATGCGTAGATTCTCAATGTCAGATATACTTCCAAAGGTAATTTCTCCAACGAATCTAGGAAATTTATTACGATGAATAAACAACTTCCCATCTTCTGGAATAACCTCGTATATCGGCTCTCTCTCACAAAATTCACACGTAGTGGATTCAGGCAACATATCTTCCTCCGAAGCTGAAGCTGCTATCTTATCGCACATTGGACATTTAAGTACCCACATGCGCAATTCTTGGTCGTATTTCTTTCCAGAGATTTTCACTTGCTTATTTTTTCGAATATCTCATCTAGGGTCTTATTCGATGTAGGTGCAAACGTTTGCACCTTTGGATGTAAACCACGTTCCTCTTCGTCAGGGTTATTTGACATGATGCTAGAAACCATTTTCGTGCGAGCTAAAAGATCATAAGCCGCATCAGCAACATTTAAAACTTCTTTTTCATCTTCAGAAAAAGTATCGGCATAATCTCTACTATTTTGAAGAGAGACTATCAACTCTGATAAAGAGTTCATGGCATCATTTAATTTTTTATTCATATTTTTGGCCCGTTATGCCGGTAGCGCAGCAGTTAGTTATTTAGATTTCAAAAGTGAAATGTTCAGGGTATTTTTTAGCCGCTTGTCTAAAAGTCATCACCTCTGCTTTGTCGTAATAATACTCAAAATTTCTTTTATCAGCGGTCTTTTTAGTGGCCGCTACATCATAATTTACGATGCTATTAGAATCTATTACGAATACGATGTATTTCGCATTTGATCCATTTTTGTGATATACAGATAAATCTTTCATAATTATTGTTTTAATGGTTATTATTCGTCTTTGAGTGATGCAGAAGCTATTGCCCAGCTTTCTTGAAAAGCTGATTCGCTGAAATTATACTTTTTACCTTTGTAAAAGGTGTATCCGGCATTTTGTTCGCCGTCTTCGCGATCTAAATATTCTTCTATAATTTCATTTTCTTCTTCGTCGTCGTTAATCCTTTCAAGATCACTTTCGCCGAATTCAGTAGAAAGTACAACCGTTCTATGATTATGTCCATCCCAGTAGGTGTACGCCTCGTGCTCAGAGTGATTCTCATTTTCTTCTTGCCAGTTCTCGATGAAAGAATTAATATCTTCTTGCGAGATATTTTCTAGCAATTCGTTCTCACCATTTTGAGCACTTTCAAAATGATCATAATCAAGATTATCTTCGCTATATTCTATATCAAAATGCTTATATAAACATTCTAACATGTCTGATGAAGCGCTGCACCCGCTATTATCAAGAGCATAACACCCCGCATTATAACATCCGCATTTTTGGCCGTAGCGGTCGTAAGAATCACACACTTTAGCGGTTTCAAACCAACTTTCTTTTACGATTAGTAACTCGTCAGTATCACTAAACTTTTCTTTTACGACAATTAATTCGTTTGCGTTCATAATCGTAATTTATAAGTTGTTTTTTAAGGTCAAATAGGCTCTTCTACGAGCCTCTGTGCGTTTTGCAACATTATCTTCATCGTCGCAAAAATCGTATGTCTCTGAATCTGTGTAATGGATAGTGATGCCTAGTCCAGTTAGCTTGTATTGTCCGTATCCGGCTATCTCAATACTCATTTGTGCATTTCTAAATTTAAATGTCTTCATACTTAATACAGTTTATACGAGTGTCTCTCGGCGATGCAATCGCTATTTGTTTATTTGATGTTGCAAATATAAATATAATCTATTTAATACGATATATAGTTGCTATTTATTTAACATTATTTTATGTACATAAATAGCAAGGTTAAGCAAGCAAAACAAAAACAGTTCTTATGTACATGTTTAGCAAAAAGAAGTTAATGTTTTTGCTAAACATGTACATATATAGAATATAATATATATCTTTGCAACATGATAATAACAAATAAAGAAAACAAGATTATGAATACGATTGAATTAAGAAAGAGAATTATAGCAGATGCTATATTGACTACATTCGCAGAGGGCAAAATTAATACTCAAAGTGACGTAGATGTTATAATGATTAAAGTACAGAATAATCTTAATATGTCGGCAGATCAAGCTGCTGAGTTCTTTAAAAACGCAATAGGTACTAATAATTAATAATACGACTATGACACAATACATTGAAACATTATTAAAAGAAAAGAATATCAGTTTAGATACTTATATTTTAGAGAACGAAGGCAATTTTGGTTTGACAATAAAGATGCTAGTAGACTTCATCTATTCAATGCCTGTAAGCATTAAAAAGCAAGTAGAGAATACATTTAGAAAGATCGACTTCTTAAATGGCGATGTAATGAACTACATCAATTTTCTTGCTAAAGGTATGATTCAATCAATTTAAAATAAGGACTATCATGAAACAGTTAGAAAAACAAATTAGCGACGTTCAATCAGCTCTAGGCAATTTAAGTCTATGCTTAAAACTTGCGCTTGACGATAAAGATCAATTTATCAAAGAGTATGGGGCTCGTCTGTATGGCTTTCTTTGTGGTATTTCAGCCACGACAGAATCAAATGAAGCTAGGATAAATGAGATTCTATATAAAGATTAAAATTACTATTATGAAAAAGATTGGTTTAACACTAGAACAGTTTGCAGATATAAAAGCAAGCTGTGAGAAAGGATTAAAAAACAATTGTGCTGCTAATTGCGGGGACTTTGATACGGCATTTATCAAGATCGTAAATGAAGTACTTAGTGAACTTAATAAAGTAATTTGTTAATCCGGTAGCCTTATGGCTACCACAAAATATACGATTATGACAGTTTACGAAAAATCAAACAGTATTGAAAAGGTTGCATTAAGCAGATTTTCAAAGAAAGAATATCAATCTTTGCTTACTACCTGCGAAAGCATAAAGAATAGGCAGAAAGCAGCGCAAATAATCTGTGACTATCTTTCAGATAAGTTTCACATATCACATACAAAAGTGAATGTAGTAAATAGATCACAGCCACATAGTACTAGTTATTCAGGTAGATTAAGAAGTAAAACTTTGGGCACTTATACAGTTCAAACAGAAGTGATAACGATGTATAATTTGACAGCTATCAAAAAGCAACCTGTGTCAATCAAAACATTTGCAGGTACTTTACTTCACGAGTTTATGCACCATTACGATATGAAGCACTTGAAATTGGGTAATTCACTTCACACAGCAGGATTTTATAAAAGAATATCAGATTTAGAAAGTAAATTAAACTAAAAAAAATAATTATGATTAAATTGGTAAAATTTCAAATGGTTAATATAGATGTTAATAATGATATCTATATAAATACGCAGCTGATTACAAGTATTTATTGTGATTCAAATCCTGATAATACTATTATAGAATCAGGCGCGGACAATACAGCTTGTGTAATTGGATCGGTTGAAACAATTGTGAAAATGATTCAAAACTGTTATAGATAAATCAATTAAACGCTTAGCTACCGGCATGACGGGCAAAAATTATGAAAACAAAAAAAATGCCTTTAAATTTTCTAGCAGAGGCTATGTCTGCTGCTAAAAACGAACTTATTAACAAGTACGCAGGTACTTGCTGTGTATCAGCTACAGGACAGTACACTGTGTTTTGGCACGATAACAAATGTATTGTCTCGCAAGGCAACCTTAACGGCAAAATCGAAGCTGATTTTTGCATAGAGTTTGATCTTCGTTACAACGATGGTAGGGCTATTATTCTTTGCCAAAGAATTTTCAACTAATCGCCATTCTGATAGCTAAAAATCGCTCTACTAGTGATATTTAAAATCATATTGCCACATTGAAAAGAATGTGCTAACTAAGATTATACGAAATTGTATAGTAAGCTGAATATTAGGTAACTTTGTAGTGCGCGGGGTAGAGCAGTGGTCAGCTCGCTACCTTGACTTGGTAGAGGTCTCAGGTTCGAATCCTGATCCCGCAACAATTATTCAAACTAAAAAAAATGGAAATATTAAATCTAATCATCAAACAGGTTTACTTCGACCAGATTATAGCCGGCACGAAGAAAATAGAAACTAGAGAAGTAAGACCTACTACACAGGCGAAGTATGTCACATTGAATGATGACGACGAAGTAACAGGTACTATCAAGTACGATGCTATTCGTTTCTTTGTCGGTTACGGCAAAAACAGAAATAGCGCGCTTGTTGAGTGTAAAGGATCAGAGTTAATCGTTATAACAGACGAAGACGACAATCCCATTATGTACGACTATAAGGGTCAAGAAAACATGATGATAAACATCGAGTACAAACTCGGTAATATTATAGAAAAAAGCGTATAAACGCTCTAATTTAAATTTTATATTTATGGCAACAAGAATTGCAGTTGGCACATCGGCGAGTTCGTCGAAAGGTGTCACTGGCCGAAAGAGTCTCACTGGTGGCTCAGGTCAGTTCGTAACACGTAACCAGAAGTACCGTCAAGTACGTTCAGGTTTAGGCCTGAATGGTGGCTAACTAAGTTTTAATCATTAAAAAAATCGGGCTGAGTCGGTAGAATTACAACTGCAAATAATATTATAGACCTCGTTAGAAGAAATACTAGCGAGGCTATATTGTTTTGCAGCTTGGGAAAAGATTCTCTGGTTCTGCTCGATTTAATGTACCCTAAATTCGATAGAATTGTATGCGTGTTCATGTACTTTGTAAAAGACCTAGAGCACGTCAATCGATATATAAACTGGGCTAAGGTAAAATACCCAAATATCGAATTTGTTCAAATACCTCACTGGAATCTTACCTACATTCTAAAGAGCGGAATGTATTGTGTTCCCAACCCTAAAGTTAAACTTCTGAAGCTTGCCGATGTAGAGAAATCAATGCGTCTAAAATACGGCATAAACTATGTATTCTACGGCATGAAGAAAGCCGATTCACTCAACAGGCGATTGATGCTAAACACATACGAGAACTACGAGAGTGGCGGCAAGTGTTATCCTTTGGCCGATTGGACACAAAAGGATATACTCTCTTACATGCGATCATACAAGCTTCCTGAACCGGTCCGATATTCTAAAAAAGCGAGTGGGGGTATAGGATTCAACATTGAATGCTTCCTTTGGCTCAGAGCCAACTACCCACAGGACCTGAAAAGGATCCTAAAAGTATTCCCTATGTCCGAAAAGATACTATTCGACTATGACTATAAACACAATGGAAAATAAATACTTCAAATCAGAATCATTGGTGCTTAAACGCTCCGAGATTCACTTAGCTACATACAACCCTAGAGTTATCAGTGAGGAGGCAAAAAAGAGCCTCAAACGCGGGATAAAGAAATACGGGCTAGTTGGCGGTCTAATAGTAAACCGCAAAACAGGAATGACCCTAGTAAGTGGTCATCAACGCATCTCTGTAATGGATGAGCTCAACAAATATCCGGGTAATGATTACGAAATAAGAGTTGATCTGATAGACGTTGACAAAAAGGAAGAAAAGGAGTTAAACATTCTGCTCAACAATCCAAATGCTATGGGTAGTTGGGATATGGATGCACTTCGTGAGATGATGCCTGATATCGACTACAAGAGTGCAGGATTAACGGATGAAGATTTAAACCTTATAGGGTGTGACTTCTTGCTTCAAACAGAAGAAGAAAACTCACTGGCTGATGATCTAAACGCAATGATGTCTCCTGTGAATGAAAAGCACGCTGCCGAAAAAGCAGTAAAGGCCGAAAAGACACAAGAAGAGAAGATTGCTCATAACAAAGAGATAAAAGCTCAAGTAAAAGAAGCAGCAGATAACAAAGCACAAGACATGGAAGCATACTTCATGCTATCCTTTGACACCTATACAGCAAAGGCAGCATTCTTAGAAAGATTTGGAATCAATCCGGATGAGAAGTTTGTAAAGGGAGAATTATTTGATGAATTAGTAGAAAGAGTAGACTGATATGATTGCACCGGGAGAATTTGGAGAAGTTATCAATAGAGTAGATAACCTATTAGGCTCATTGGAAATTCCTATGCCTGCCGAGTTTCATGTAGAACAGATGAAACGTGAATTGAAAGAAGTATCTGATAAACTAAAACGGATTTACGTTGAGGAAGAAGACGAGAACCCGTGGAATGAATAAACATTATGGCAAAACCTAAGTTTGACTTTTACGATAAGCAAAACCTGATCAGAATAGAGGGGTGGGCTCGTGATGGGGCAGATGATAAGCAGATAGCCGCAAACATAGGCTACAACGAAACGTATTTCTCTGGGATAAAAGGAAAAATACATGAATTATCGGAAGCATTAGCACGCGGGCGCGCGCCTCTAGAGTTCGTTGTTGAGAGCAAAGTCTATCGCAGAGCTCTTGGTGGCACTGTAAAGAGGCAGCAAGCTGTTAAGGTTAAGGATATCTATTTCGATGAAGAGGGTAGACGGTGTGAGAAAGAAAGAGTAGAAGTTGTCGTTTTAGAGGATGAAATCCCCGCAGATATGTCAGCTGCTTTTTTTTGGCTCAGGAATAGAAAGCCAAAGGTTTGGAATAAGCCTATGCCAAAAGAAGATGAAGAAACTTCAATTCCTAAAAATATCGAAAAAGGTATTGATATTGATTCGTGGATAAAAGACCATGTGAAAGGAAGCGAAAAATGATACAGCCTCAACCAATCTATTTCCCTATGTACGATGATAAGAGTAAATTCATAATACTTGTCACCGGTGGCCGCGGATCGGGTAAGTCTTTTAATGCTTCCACTTTCATTGAGAGGTTAACTTTCGAACAAACTCCCGAAGAAAAGATTGTTCACCAAATACTCTATACTCGCTATACGATGTCATCTGCTCACATGTCTATTATTCCTGAGATGATGGAGAAGATAGAGCTTGACGGCACAGAAAAGTATTTCTCAACCACAAAAACAGATGTGGTAAACAAAATGACGGGTAGCTGTATAATGTTTAGAGGAATAAAGACATCTTCAGGTAATCAGACTGCTAAATTGAAATCTATTCACGGCATAACAACGTTTGTATGCGATGAGGGGGAGGAATGGACGAATGAGCCAGACTTTGAGAAGATCATGCTTTCTATTCGCCAAAAAGGAATTCAGAACCGCATCATGATCATTATGAACCCGACTGATTCCAATCACTTCATTTATAAACGTTACATAGAGAAAACTCATAAGCTCGTAGATATTGACGGCGTACAGGTTCAAATCTCCACTCATCCTAATGTGCTTCATATCCATACTACTTACTTAGATAACGTAGACAATCTTTCAGAAGAATTCTTGAAAGAGGTTCGACGGATGAAAGAAGAAGACCCGGAGAAATACGCGCATACTGTTATCGGACGTTGGGCGGATGTAGCAGAGGGTGCCGTGTTTAAGAAGTGGGGTATTGTTGATGAGTTCCCTGAATGGGCAAAAAAGGTAGCTATTGGTCAGGACTTCGGTTACACTCATGACCCGTCAGCATCTATTCGTTGTGGTATCGTTGACAATACTTTGTATTTGGATGAGATAGATTATCGGACAGGGCTGTTATCTTCTGATATTATTAAGACGCTCCGGCCGTGGGGATTGAAAGTATATGCCGATAGTGCTGACCCTCGCTTGATTCAAGAAATACACAACGGTGGTATTACCATTTATGCGACGGAGAAAGGTGCTGGTTCAATCAATGCCGGTATTGATAAGATGCAGAGCATGGAGATATTCATCACTAAGAGGTCATATAATCTGATTAAAGAGTACAGAAGCTATGTATGGGCAAAGGATAAGGATGGGAACTATATCAATGAGCCGGAAGATCATGACAACCACGGTATTGATGCAGCTCGTTACTATGTATTATGCGCTCTTTTGGGCAAGATTCAGAAGCCAAAAGACCTTACAGGTATTTTTGGTCATTGATAAATACGGATTTTAAAATATAACTAAAAGATATTATTATGAATAGCTTAGAAGAAATACTAGCTCTAGATGATATTAATCAGAAGATTCAATATCTAAAGAAAGGGCGTAGAACGCATTTACCTAATGCAAGTGCGTTGTTATCCGATTGGG